GGATAGTTTAAACGCGGAACGTTGCTCGCAACCTCTTCGATTAATCCGCTTGAATTAATTCGCGTCGCGACTGATCCCCTCGCGAAATTGAAATCACCAACGCCATTTGTTGGAAGTACTGAATATATTTTTCCCGCTTTGTATCCTGAAGGTATTAACGCAAGGTTTGGGTTTTCTGATAAGGCCATAAATTTAATTTTAACAAAAATACTAAATATTAATTTATACGATTTTTATTTGTTATCGCAAAAACAATTTTAAACGGTCATTTTTTCCAACCCTGAAAGATCTTTTCAGCGGACCGCGCACCGAAATAACCGCCATAAACTAAAAGCAAAACTGAACTTAATAAATCAATCCATTTTTCCGCAATTTTAAAGCCATTTAAAGAACTATCTAAGACAATGTAAATGAATAGCGTCAACGTTAAAAACGCAAGCGTTAAAGGCCTGATATTTTGTGTTAAATAACTATCGGTTTTATTGTCCGATTCCCAACGCTTTGTAACTTCTTGCATTTCTAACAAATCGTGATCCAATTCCTTTAAAAGAATTTCTTTGTCCTTTGGATCGATTTTGTCGTCGTTTTTTATTTTATCAGCCAAGGAATTTAATGATTCAATTCCTGAAATGTTCCCGGCCAAATTTAATATTTCCGGCGCAATTGTTTTACCTTGTTTTAAAAGCCATTGCAACGCCTTTCCTATATGTGTTTTTTTCTTATTCATCGCTGTAATTCCATCGGGCCGCTGTTTTTCTTATGTCTGTATGCGTGAAACTATTGTAACGACCAAGGCCCCCTTGAAGATATTCGCCGTTTTTAATTAGTTCCTCGATTATATCCGCCGTTTCATTTGGCTTGTAATCTTTTACAACAATATCCGCCGCCCTTCCAAATAAATGTTGACTTTTTACAGACGATCCCGGTTGCTTTGCGTTATGTTCCGGGCATCTGTAAGCGCTATTTATTTTTATCGGCGCATTTACTTTATTTCTTAAAATTTGAAGTTGATTCGCAAGTTTTACAACGTTATTGTAAACGCCTTTAGGCATTTCGCACCCGCAACGACATTCAAATTCGGATTTGCTAAAATTTGCTGTTAACTTCATATTTTAAAAATGGCTTAATACTGTGATAAATATATTTTCAACTATCGCGGTGCAATTTGCTTTGTTAACTCTAACTTGAATTTTGCAACCGCTTGCAACTTCACTATTTCGGATAAAAATTTGAGTTGTTCTCGAATACCTTACAATATCGTTGTTGTTTGCAATATTATCGTGCATAAATTCAATCGTTTTTCCAGTATCAGGAAAATACAAACGTGCGTCTAAACGCGTATTTGAGGCCCCCGCAGTAACGTCAAAATCGTTTCTAATAATTACGACTTTACCTTCACCAATTTCTGAAAAATCAACGGAATTGCTTGCGGAATTCCATAATTCGCCCGTCATATATGGCGGCTTATATGTTGTAACTGTATTCGATCCGGCTTTGTCGTTTGTTAGATCGGTCCAAGCGTTTTCAGTTAAATTTATAGGCGTCGCAGTTGTTGCAACGTCTTCATAATCAGCCCAACCGCCTTTTGTGTCATATAATGAATTTACTGATTCTTTTATTTCGTTAACGTCTGCAGCGGATACGCGATTTATATCCGGCAATTCTGAAATTTGATTGTCGACTTTCGCCGTAAATGTAATTTTTGCCATTTCTTTATTTTATATTTTAATTATTTAGATTGTATAAAAAGTCCGTATCAATGCAACCCAACGCCTCAAGTTCTCCGCCGTCGGCATTTACTCGATTAACATAATCGTTTTTAAACTCCAATTGCAATTCACTTTGTAAACCGGTTTCAGTTGGTAACGGAACGACTGCAATTTGTTCGATCTTGTTTGATACTTCTATAATTGCGCGGAAATATGTGTAATCGCTTAAATCATTCTCAAAATATTTAACACCTTTATTTACTGAAGTAAACACGTTAAAACCGTTTGCATTTAAATCGACGTAACTTCCTGATCGCGTTCGAACCAACTCAAGGCATTGAGATACCATTAAATTAACATCCAATTCGCCCCCGTCATCGGAATAAAATCGCGTTATACATTCAATCCTTGTTATTGTTTCTGTTATAAATGACGTTTGATTGTTGTCCGTTTCGTCTGTAGAAACACCATAAACACGAATCAAAGGATATTGCGCGTCTGTCGGTATTCTATTATAAACCGGCACAACATTACCGCCAACCCTTACAGCATCTGTAAGTTTGGAAATAATTCCACGCCTTAAAAAATGTATCGCCTCTAACATATATTTTTATTTTACTGATTTTCCTAATTCTTTTTTTAAACGCAAAAGTAAATCGTTTAAACCCTCGCGCGCTGAACTAAAAAAGTAAGGCCTCGCGGGCAAATTTACTTCCTTTATTCCCTTGCCTTTAAATTGTTCCGCATAACTCGCGGGAATTCCAAGTTCTAACATATCGTCCAACTTCACCATTCCACCGGTTCCAAATTCAATATATGGTGCGTAATTAGCGCCCGCAATTACTTCAACGCTTTTGCCTTTACGTTCTGACTTAATCGACTGTTTCAAAGTCCCTTTGTCAACCGGCGCGGCCTTCTTTGCTTTGCTTGCAATATCCAAACCGGTACGGCCCAACTCATTGGACAACGTTTGTTTATCGAACTTTTTTAAATTATCGAGTTTCTTATTTAACTTTTTTAAATCTGTCGCCGATATTTTAACGCTCATTTAGTTAGATTTTGACGCGGTTAATTTTGTTAAATAATCCAAATCAAATTCAAACTTTTCGTTTATCCTATAATTTTGTGACGCGCCTTCTAATGTAAAAACGTCGCCGATCAATATTAAATCTGCTGTCTTCTTACGCATTAAAATCTCGACTTGAATTTCGTGATCACGTTTACCAAATTTCGAGTTTATTTCGCCGTTAATCTGCTTTAAATCGCACCAAACAGTTGCAACCGTCGAAAGCGTTGAATTAAACCCGCCGAATTGATCCGCAGTTTTAACCAATCTTTTAATTGTAATCTTTGAATTTAGTTTTCCGGCTTGCATTATAAAAACATTGCTTTATAAGAGTTTAAAATCTTTTTTGTTGACGTTGGAACCTCGTTTTCTGATTGTTTTGCGTCTGAACTTATATCGGATCTATTGTCGTAATACGTCGAAACCAATTGCAACATCGCTTGTTTAATTAACGAATCGTTTAAACCTGAAGTTATAAAAGTAATTTTAACACGTTCGGCCGATCCCCCGTCTAATTCAACCGTTTCATTGTCCAAACCTAAAATTTCATAATTTGTTGTAACGGTTCCGTCGACTGTTATTTCTTCAATGCTTGTAACTGGACCAAATGGCAAATCAAACAACCCGTTTGTTTTATCTAAATAGTAAGTTCTGTTTTTCGCCACAATGTCGCGCGAAATATAATTTTCGCACCATATTCGGGCCTGACTGATCATTGCATTAATAATATTGTCATCTGCAGCCGTATCAATACGAACGTAATCTTTTACGTCTTGACCCGTTAGGATCTCGTTTCCGATTGTTGAATTTATTTTAATTTGTCGCATCGTCTTTATTTTCTATAGTTTCAATTTTAAACTCCTTTGTTTCGAATTTAACTTTGCTTTTCTTTTTAACCATCTTTTTTGCAAAACCTTTGTCGATCCAATTCATTGCAATATGATCCGGCAAATCAATAATTTCGCCCTCTTCAAATCGTTTGCCATTTCTTAAAACCGATTGTTTGATTTTTAATTTCATAATGATAATTTTTGTAAAGATAAAAAAAAAGCGCCACAATTAATTTGCGACGCTTTTTCAAAACAAAATTATATGAAAACATTATAACAAAGCAAAGTTATTAAATTTTTTTGAATTCTTATTGGTTCGTGAAACAATTATTGAATTTGTTTTTCCGTCGTTTTCAAATATATAAAAACCATTGTGCGCCTTCACCCATATTGCAAAAATGTCAACGTCTTCGACTTTATAAGATTCGCCTTTTGAATTTCTTGTATAACATCGGACCTTTTCGCCTTCGCTCGATACGGATTTGATTTGAACCTTTTTAAGACCTTTTTTTGAATCAGTAATGCAATCGTATTTGGATGAATCTAAAAGCGGAAAAGAAACGTTTATTTCGCGTTCCATTGCCATAACTGCAAAGCGATACTCTGCCAAACAACCAATTAAATTAATATCCATATTGTAAAACTACAAAAAAAAAGCCACCCCATAAAATGAGGCGACTTTAAACAAAACAAAACTTAAATACTAATCGTATTTTTTTGTGAAACATATACAAAGACCAATCAAAAATAAAAATGATCCCAGTAAATAATCGTCATACTTTAAAACTTGACGGATTGCAAATCCAAAAAAGAAAATGATCAATCCAATATAAATATTCTTTGTCATAACATATCGGCTTTATAGCAAGCATAAGAACAAACTCCCGGTTCGTCGATTGGCTTGTCGCACATTGTACATGAATATTCCTTTTCGTCTTCAGGATAAAAGTGATCGTAACTCATTGTTTTAGCTTTTAATTTTTAATTCCATTTTTTGATCCAAATAATCGATTTCGCGTTCTAAATAATCGATCGCCTTTTCGAGATCTTGAATTTCGTTTTCTTTTTTACCGGCGCGACAAACATATTTCAAAACGTTTCCTAGATTGAAATTTAAATTGTAATGCTTTACAACGTCGATTAAATCGTAATTTTCGCCACTTTCGTAGTGTTTAGGTGTTATCTTCATAATTGTTTTTTTAATACTCTTAAAATTGCTCTTTTTAGTTTGTTAAATATTGATTGCTGTTGTAATTTTTCCAATTGGCCTAAACTGTAAACGTTAACCCTTTTGCCTTTATGAATTATATAAAGACCGGTATTAGTTTTTTTAAACTTTTTTAGATTCATTACAGAATTTTAAACGTTTATTTCTTTTATTTCAATTTCAGCACTTGACAACCATTTTTCGAATTTGTTATGCAAATAAATTAGATCGGATCTTTTCGGTTTTTTCAACAATTCGTTATGTACCAAATCGGAAAT